GGTTTCGAGGGAGGCCTGAAAAGCGAAGCCCGCGCGAGTGTCTTTGCCCGCGCGGGCGTCCTATGGCCGGTGATGGTGCGGATTACGCCGCGGCTGCGGTGTAAACCGAGACGACGCCGAAGTCCTGGCGCGTCGGGGTCGTGGTGCCCACGGTGTCGTCGTAGACCGACAGGAATTGCGGCTTGAGCATGCCGATCTTGCGACCGATGCCGATGCCGGGGCGGTTGTTGTAATCGGTGTGATCCGATTCCCGCCAGAACATCGAGCCGGTGGTGGCAAGACCGCCAGCCTGGGCGCCGAGCATGAGGCCCTGCGCGCCGTCGATCGTGCCGCCAGATCCCCACTTCGAGCCGGAAGCCAGGCCCGAGGTGTTGTAGACCTTGTTGTGGGAGTGGATCACCAGGCCGTCGATGGTCGCGAGCGAGCCGGTGAACAGCGGATGCTTGCTGCCGGGCTTCTCGGCCGAGCGCAGGATGGTCTGGTAGGTCGGATCGAGCACCAGGTCGCGACGCTGCCGCGGGTGGATCACGAAGGCGAAGTAATTGCGGCCGCCCGAACGGATCGGACGCAACCGCTTTTCGGTCGCAAGCGTGTTGCTCTCGACGCAGGTTGCCCAATTCATCGTGTTCGATGACGTGAGCGTGGCCGTGCTCGTTGCCGTGCCCGCGTAGAGAATGCGGTTGGCGGACGGCGCAACGACGTCGCCGGCGAACGACAGCGACGGAAGCTGGCTGTTGACGCGGGTCGCACCGTTATACGTGTACTGATACGACACGCCCGAGAGCGTGAGGAACATCAGCTCGTCGAGCTTGTCCGAGAGCCAGAACGAGAGCTTGTCTTTCGACTGCTCGCGGAAGCGGATCACGGTCGCCTGCTCGGCCATCTCGCCCTTGGACTTGGTGCCCTGGCGCATCTGGTCGATGCGGATGGTCTGTGCGTCGTTGACCATCGCCTCTTCGTTGCCGTCCAACTCGTTGTCGCCGACCACGCCGTCGCTCTGCAGGTCGAGCACGAGCTGCATGACGCATTCGAGGCCACGTTCGGTCTCGGAGAGCTTCGACACCCGCTGGATGACGGAGTTCATGTCGGTATCGGACGTGCCGATGAAGCCGTTGGCGAAGAAGAACGAAGCGTCACGCCCCGCCTTCCAGATTTCGGCTGCCCAAACGCGCTTTTGCGCTGCGGACAGTGTGCCGAAGTCGGTCGCTGCCATAATACTACCTCAAGATACGCGGCCTTTTAGGCTGCGGTGATGCCGAGAAGTTTTCTGCGGGCGGCGTCGGGCAAATTGCCGATCTCGTCGTCGCTCATGTGTTCGAGACGCGAGTCGGAGGGGACGCCGGTGCCGTCATCGGTAGCGCCACTCATGCGCTGCAGATTGGGCGGGGCGTTCTCCTGCTTGGTCAGCGCGGCCGCGCGGGCTTGCGCCTGCGGAGAAAGCGCTGACTTCTGCTGCTGTTGCCCGCCTTGCGACGGTGTTTGACCTGGAATAGCGATGCCTTTGGTCTTGGCGCGATCGCCGACCAGAGATGGCCCAAGCTGATCCGCGAGCACAGAAAACTCCTTGCGGAGTTCGTATTGCCCGGTTCCCGGCTTGGTGGGATCAATGCCGCGGTCGATGCAATTTTGCACGGCGCGGTCCTTGACGTATTTCCATTCTGGCGACTTGTCGCCGACAGTTTTGTCAAACACTTCCACCCAAGGGTGTTGCTGTTCGAGCTGCGCCGTCAGCGTGTCGAGATAGAGCGTGTTGTCGAGTTGCTGATCGGTCGCTTTGTCGGCGGGCTTCACTCTCGCCAGCAATGCCTCCTCGCGGATGACATGCTCGCGATTGTTCAGCTCGCGCTGCTGCCGCGTGAGATCGGACATGGTGATCTCGCCGTCGTCGAATTTCTTGGCGAGAGCATCCTGTTCGGTCTGGATCACGGCGAGCCGCTGCTCGGCGGTAGGCTGTTGCTGCTGTTGCGCGGGTTGCGTCTGCCCGTCCTGGGGCTTCGGCGCGACGCGTGCGTCTGCAACACCCTTCCAATAAGCGGCGTTGGCTTTTTCCTCATCCGCTTTACGCAGTGCCTCATCCAACCGCGCCTTCGGGATCAACGGCGCGTCGCCGGCTGGCGCGGCTTGCGCTGCCGGTTGCTGCTGATCCTGTTGGCCTGGCTGTTTCTGGCCTTGCGTTCCGGTATCGGCCGCCTGAGTGCCGTCGCCTCCGCCCGCAGCCTTCTCGGCTTCCACTGCGGCTTTGGCGGCGTCGATCTCTTGCTGGTCGATGTCAGGCTCCGCCGGCGCGAGCGTCTGCTGTGCCGCGGCTGCGGCAGCGGCAATCGCTGCATCGTCGGTGGTCTGCTTGCCCGGATTGGGCTGAGAACCTTCGCTATTCGTGGTCATGTCATCCCCTGTCGCGTGATGGCGTTGCGGAAGCGCCCGTTAAGTCCGACGGCGGCTCGGTGCGTGATGTCGCGCACGCGTGCGGAAGCACCCGGCGAGGCTCGCTAGGTGAGGGAGGCCCTAGAGGTTGGGCGGCAAATCGTGGTAGGAGGCGCGATGCCTGGGTACTGGCCCCTTATGCCCCGAAAGGGACCAGACCGGCTTTCAAAAGGGGCCAAGCTGGAGAACACGCAGATGAGTTTTGTTCAGAGAGAACTGGAACGAGTTGGGAGTGCACTTGAGACCCCCCCAACTCGGCAATCGTTATGCTGAATTGTACGCCGTCCAACAGGCGCTGGTGTGGGCGTTGGACCCGACGGCCTTCAAATCTCCGTTCGATCTGATTGAGGGCGTCAGCACTCGGGTAGATGCAGAAGATTGTTAGTGCAGTAGCGAATTAGAAAAACGGGCCACTCTCAAATTCAAAAGGGGCCACTCGGATGGAAAGGGACCAGTACCGATGCCTGCGCCGATCAAAGACGTCCTATTTTTCGCCGGCTCGAATTGGAACGGCTCGACACCGGACGAGATCGTCGAGGCGCTTGACATTGCCGGCTACGCCATCGTGCCGAAGCAGCCGACGCCAGAAATGATACAGGCGGTGACACTTGACGCATCGGAAGGCGCAAAAGACGCATATATCGCCATGCTGAAAGCATGGACCGACGCTAGTGCACACCCGGCAGCGGAAGGCCAAACTTAGCCAGCGCGGCGGCTACCAACGTCACGCCCAAAGAGTGAGCCCACTGCTTCTTTTCCAAGGAGCGGATGCGCTTTTCCTTGTCGTCATTGGCGGCGAGCAGGTGCGCGACGTTGGCGTCGATCCGCGTCACCGTCTCCAACACCTTGTCCTCTCTCGCGTTCATCGTCAGTGCCTCGTCGACGCTGCCTGCTGGCCGCGCGCCCGCTTGAAGGTCTGACCTTCGGCCGGGTCGAGCACCTCGCGCATGTGGGTGTTCCACAAGGTCCAGGCCGTTTCGCACTTGCCCATCACCGACTCGATGCCGGCCATGAGAACGTCCGTCCAGTCGAGCAGCTCGCTTTCGTTGCGCACCCACTCGACGGCGAATTGCACGTCGGCGTCCTTGTCGGCCCATAGAAGCGCGTAGCGGCCGTATTCGGCATGGCCGGAGTGGACGAACATCACTTCGTCGGCGCCCACGGGCGCGGGATCTGTGAAAACGATCACCCAGGCGCCGTCATGGTGCAGCTCGCGATTGATCCGGCGGAGCACGTCGCACGCCCACATCGTCTGTTCTGGCACGAGTGGCGGCGAGCCGGGATGATGCGCGAGGAAATCGCCGTTGTCGCGGCGGATCAGCGCATAGAAATGGCCGTTATTGCCTTCGATTTCGGCTTCCGCCTGGAACCGCTTGAGCAGCGCCGGCGTGATCAGGTCTTCCTCTCGCAGCATGTCAGAGCCCGTGCGCTGTCAGAACGTCCCGGCACGGCTTGCCGAGCTTCTGCTTGTTGAGGATCAGGCAACCGATGACGGCGTTGCGATCGCCGAAGATCGCCTTGGCAAAGCAATGCTTGAATGCCTCGGGCAAGCAGGCGGCCTTTTCCGAAGCGGTGGGCTCGTAGGCGAGCGCCGGCGACGCCAGCAGGACGCCGGCGAGGATCACCGCGAATTTCATGGCTTACCCGCCGTTCTGGTGAGCGTGGCTGAACGGAATGACGTTCTGCGAAACCGCGCCGCCACCGAGAGGACCGGGTTGCGCCTGGCCGGGATGCGGCGCTGGCTTTCCGCCATGCGGCGCCGGCGGATGATGACCGGGCGGCGGCTGGCCTTGCTGCTGTTGCTGGTTGGCGTGATCGGCGACTGCCTTGATGCGCTCGATCCACTCGTCCTTGCGCGGCATCGAGGACATATCGATCATCAGGTCGGCGAACATCGGCATGAACGGCGCGATCGCCGGGCCCATCTTCTGCAGCAGCATCAGCATTTCCTGGAACTGCGCGTCGAGGAACGTGTCGGACAGCGGCGCGTCGTCCACCTTGATGGCGTATTTTCCCACCGTCACGTCGTTGACGATCTCGATAACGCCGGTGATTTGGTTCTGTGACTGCTGATTGAGCATGAGCTGCGAGAACTTGCCGTCCTTGCCCATGATCCGGTAGAGGCGCTGCTCCGTGTAATGGTTCTGGATGATCGACAGGTGCTTTGAGCCGAGCAGGCCCTTCGATCGCTTGAAGTTGTCCATGTACATCTGAATGGACAGCACG